GGTCTTTTGGCTGTAATAAAATCCTTATCATATATGCGTGACATATATTGAGATGCACCATAAGGCGTTACGTTTGGAGGCAAAAGCTTTAGCTTAACTAGCTCTTCAGTTGCGGGCGCTATATATTTGTCTATGGTATTTTTAGCTGCTCGACCTATTACAGGAAACTCTTCATCTACGCCGCCATTAATAACTGCAATAGCATGGCGTTTCAAGAAGTCATCATACTTCATGTAACCATCGCCACTGGCAAATACAGACTTAATAGCATTACCAATCTTGTTCCCGTTTGCATCTAAACCAATTTGTTCATAATAAAAATCGGCTAAATCACCATCGTGGTTTAATGCTTTTGCTCTCCAATCTGAAATCAACGATTGAAGAGATGAGGTTCTTTCTTCTTTTCTTAAAGCGCTACTGACTACATGGAAGTTATGCTCATACGCATCATCAACAAACTGACGAACAGTAGAAGATTTTGATGATAGACCTTTGACAACCGGGTTACCCCACTTTGCTGACCACCAAAAGAAAGGAGCTACCGTAGATATCTTTCCTTGCTTATCAAGGCCTAAAAGCTTATTGTCAGACGTTAAATCAATGCGTCTCATGGCGCCAGCAGAATCTATGACATCAAATCCTACAACTGATTTACTCTTAGTTCCATCATAAACAAACTTAGCCATAGAGCCTTTCATTGTGTCTTCTATAAGGTCTTTGTATAGACCAACCTTGAGGCTTCTTAATGCGTTTCCAGTTCCCGATAATATGCCGCCGAAAACTGTAGCTGATGCAACGTTAAAAGCGGATTCTTCAATGGTTCTTGTTTCTTGCGCCCATAGCAAATTAGCTTCTTCAACAGTTGCACCGATAGCAAACGCAGGTATACCTTTTGCCGTTTCTGAGAAAGAAGTTAAAAGTTTTGGCGCATTCACGGCCCTTGCTATAGGAAATGCAATCCATGGTGATGTAACAGCATTAAATGCTCCACCAAGAAGAGCGCCAGTCATTGAACCGTTTTCAATTACTTTATTGTAAGCTTCCTCTTCTTGAGCTTTTAAAACTTTTCTTCCAGCTTCTAGAGGGCTTCTAGCTGTTGCAATAATTGGCCAATACTTCGGGTCGTATTTGTTTCTTTCATCTTCTGATAAAGGATCGTATCCGTCGGTACCAGAATACTGTAAAGATTCAGCTGAAGCTAAATGCTCGTTAGATAATTTCCATACCGTGTTAGGTAAAAAATTATCTTTAGCAATCATTGCTGCTGCAGTATCCATTACGCCATATTTTGTTTCTTCTTCCTGTGATGGCTGTTTTGGAATGGTAGACGCAATTTCATATATTCCAGACTTTAATCCGCCAAAATCTACAGGCCTACTCATTTAATGGAATTCCTTGCAAGGTAGATAAGTCTTTATCTGACGGATGTATAGCCTGAGCTTTTCGCTTTATTTCTTGCGCTATTTTTAATTGGATATTTGGATAATTATCTACTATATCTTTATATAAGCCGGAATCTGGAATCCATCTATAAGGTGTCCCTTTCCCGGTCGGGGATAGAATTGGCTGTGATATACCATTATCGTCGAGATAAGCAAACGCATAGGTCGCTTGTGGTACAGGAGAAAACTGTGTCGCTAAATCAGATATAACAACAACCTTCCTTTCCTTACCGTTAATCTTAATCTTCAAATCACCTTGATGTATTGGTTCATCTAAAATATTTGAAGTATCTGGTGCATTTTCCCAGTCTAGCTCAGTGAATACAAAATCACCATTTGCTTGCATTTGTTTATTCGAATCTACTACACCCTTTAATGCTCGAACCATATCGTTCTTTAGCACATATCCTAAATTTGGGTAAGCTTTCTCTGGCGCATTAACCATGACCTCGCCACTAATGTTATTGATATCTGTTTCCTGATATATCTCTTTCATCTGGTCTTTTGCCATTTTTTCAGCAATAACAGGGTCACCGCTTCGCATGATTTCGTTTCTTAAGATATCCAAATAAACTGTACTTGCACCTGCAGGTAATTTCTTTGTTGTGCTAAAGAATCCGGTTTGAATGGATTTGCTTGCTTCCCTAATTGCGCCTTTAGATGTATTCAATTCTTTGCTCTTATAGTAAGCATCTACTTTTCTTTGCCTTTCTTCTTTGATTTCTGGCGTCAAATTATAGACACTATCACGCGCCCTAATTGCGCCTTCTTCGCCTGAATACTTTGGATTCTTTGATATTGACTGATATAAATTAGCAACAGCAATATCGTCTTTACTCATATTGCGAATCAATGCAGGATTATTAGCTTGAGCAAATGACACGGCTATCGATGCATCAACCAAGTCCATTGGTGATCCGTCTCTTATAGCTGCTGATAATCTTTTAGACAATGATGGGACTGGAGTCTTGAAGTTTGATAAAACCATTGCTTGCTCAGACAGTGATAATGGTTCTCCTTTTTCGGCTTCTGCTTGTGGCAATATTACAGAATCTACCGTGTAGTTTATGTTTTTATCACTTTGATTCGCTAGGAATACTGGATTATCGGAATACTTTAATATCTCTTGAGCAGATGAAAGATTCCTTGATTCAGCGGCGGAAACCTTTGTTGCTTCAATTTCTAAATCTGACAATTGATACGCATTTACCTTGTCTTCTAAATCTGCTAAATCAGAAGCTGTAAATTCTCTTGAAGCTATCTTCATTTTAGCTTGATTGTAATTAAGATACTGCTGACCTTTAAATGCAGAATCATACTTTCTAGAGAATTGCTCTAAACCTGCAACAATAGAATCCTTGTCTTCAGCAGACATATCTTCAGGCAGATTATCTCTTGCTTCTGCTAAATATTTCGGCTTATCTTTATTTGGAGAATCAATATAACCTTTTTGAAGTTGAGCAGATAAATACTGAGACCTTAACTGCTGCTCTTGAATTGCAACCTTTTCTAATGGCGTATTATTAATTGCAGCAGATTCGTATAAATTCTTTAATGATTGATTGAAGTATGACTGCCCAAGTTCAACGTCACCATTCCTGATTGCAGTTACCATACCATCAGAAGACTGTTCTAATTGAGCTGCTGTTTGTTCTTTTAAATATCTTCTGTTAGAAGCTTCAACTTTATTAGACAGGTCCATGAATTGAGAGTTATAGACTTTTTCGAAATGTCTTTTTAACTCTGAAGCATGAGGTCCCTTAGATTGGCCAAGAATAGATTGAATTCCATTTTGAGCATTTTTCTCGAACTCTAATAATGATTCTGAAGTAGGATTTGGGTCGCTAGCCAAATCATTGTAGATGTTGCTTAGGTATTTCTCGCCTTCAAACTGTAGGACTTTGTATTCTTCATTTTTATAAGCTTCATTAAAATGAGCAGTTGCTTCATTGATATCAGGAAGCAAAGTTCTTCCTGGATTCTGAGCTGCTTCTATACCTAATTGAGTAGCTTGCTGATTAGACGCTCTTTGAGCAATTTGAGCACCAATTGCCCCAAGAGCCTTGGCAAATGATTCTGAGCCTCGCATGGCAACGCTGAAGTCAACAGACTGCGCTCCAGGAACTATACCTTGCGTTCTTTCGTATTGTGGCGGTTCTTGCCCTCTAGACATCTTATAACCCCGCTAATGGAGATTGGGAGCCCGATGAGCCTCCTCCCCCAAACAATGTACCAAAAGGAATCTTATTGAAGATACTGCTAAACATATCTGATTTGTAATCTTTTTTCGCATTATCAATTGACATGCGTTTAGCAGCCTTCTGAGCATTTAAATACTGCTGCCTAAATCCCAATGATAAAGCCCTAGATGATTCGTCTCTATTAAAGTCTCTAATGGTTCTAGAAGTTATAGCTGCTGTGCTACCAACACCTGGAACTCTTTTCTGAGCAGCAAACAAAGCTTGTTGAGATGCTAAGACTTCTCTAACCTTCTCTACAGACAACAAAGACTGCTCTTCAGAAGCCAACTGCTCCTGCTTTAGTCGTAGGTCAATTTGTGCTATCTCTAGTTCTGTACCTTTCTTGTATTCCTTAAAGGCGCGTCTCTTCCCTCTTTGTTCAAGAACGGTACCGCCTATTTGGGCTGCAAGCAATAAAAATTCTAAAGACATTTAAACCTCAACATTATATCCAATCCCTAGTATAGTTGTTTCTAAGGGAAGATTTTGGGTAATAGTAATATTAAAAGCGAAACTGTCCCATCCGTCCATAGATGTTGAATAATAAACCCCGCTTACTGGATTTATTGGATTTTGGAATATTCCTGGAACATTATAGCCATTTAGCTTGAAAACTGCAGTATTATAATACTGAACATACAAGGTTCTTATATGCTTTCTGTTATATAGGTTTGGTCCGGTTGGCAGCCCCATGGACAAAGGTAAGAATTCAAGGGTTGCATCAATACCAAAGCCAGATTGGACTGAGGTGTATGGCGCCCCAAGATTAATTGTTAAATTTGCTGGGACATCGAATAGTCCAATATAAGTATCTGTAGATTTAACCTGAACCAATTTTCCAGCGTAAAATGCAGGCAGCACTATTGAATTAAACGGAACGTTGTTTTCAATCAAGGTTGTGCAATCTGTTTTATAGTCATACCTTAGCTCTTCAATAAATGAATTAGGCGTTAATTCCCATATATCAACAAACGCTAACGTTCCTGAATCAAAAACATTAATAAAGTTAATATCTGCTTCAGCATCTGCTAATGTTGCAAAAACCTGAATAGTATCTGCCGTTAAAGCTCTAACCCAATAAAATTGATTTAACACTATTTGAGGGTTTGTCGATGGCAGCACAACACCTGTAAAAGTTACATAAGCTAATTCACCAACAGTAATACCATGAGCGGCTGTACGAAAAGCAAAAGTGCCTACAATACCTGTAATTGCGACGCTTCTATTAATCGCCCAGATATATCGAATCATTAAAAACCAGCATCTGTTATTAATTGTCGCAACCCTAGCAAACTGTCCAGCAATATCATCAGTTATTGCGTGAGTCCATGATCTAATATTTTGCTCTAAAAGCGTTTGATAAATGGCTAGGCTTCCATCCTCATTAACAATAAATACATATAGACCGTCTGTGTATACGGGCTCCGAAAATGTGGCCATATCAATTGGGGCGCTAGGGATATGAGAACTTTGGACGGATATGTTCGTATTAACATATGAAGATTGGACAATATCCCAGTTCATGTTTTTGACATTATTTGCAGCTTTATCGACATAGATTATCTGGTTATCAATAAATACTGGTTGAATATTGTTTATACCGTCTGGGTTTTGTTCGTCTAGATTAAACGTTCTGGGTGTCAATGGCACGTTTGCAGTTAATGATGTGGAATATATACCAACGTCGCAATGAACAATTAATGTCTTGGCGGCACTCAATGCTCGTATAGTAGTTTTGCAGGAGTAATCACTTATGGCGTTATTATCCAGTTCCTCAGAATCATCAAAATCATATACCTGAAATAATGAGCTACCCCACAATCCGTTAGGTATACTTCTTGATGATGCAAGCCATAGACGTTCCTGGAAGTATGCTCCAACGGCTGGCCACCCTCTCGCGTCAGACCATGCAGGCTCACCAAGGAAAACCTCTGCTCCTGAAAATCTTCCGGCCGCGCCAACTGCGACATTAAATGGCACGTATGTGGTTGCTGTTACGTTGGTTGCGTTTGTGAACCCAATTATTCTGGCAACTCCGCCACCGCCTGTAAATAATCCTCCGACATTTGCAGCGGTAAAAACTGCCGCACTTGACGTAATAGTTGTAGGGGCTGCGATTGTGCCAGAGACGGCAGATACTTGAAAAGTAAAGCCAGCGGCAGAATAAGTAGCAAACTGGTCAAAATCGTAAGCCGGATAATTGCTAAACGCAATATCAGATAATGTCCATGTATTTTGAACGATAACATTGCTAACGCCTGCTCCTGGTGCTGAGTATGTGATTCTATTTACATCTGCTGCTGCATCTGCTGAGGTATTGTATACGGCTATCTGGTTTGCACCAAGGACTTTTGCGTAATAGATGGTGTTAATATAAAGCTGAGGATTCGATGTAGGAAGTGTTCCGGCTGTTGTAAAAGTGATAGGTAGAATCTGACCAACGGTTAACGCGTTGGTAACGTCTAATGTATTGGCGCCAACCGCGGCAATTGGGTTAGCGGCACTAGCGCTTCTTATCAGTTGTCTGGAATGTTTGTTTTTGTGAAGAATAATATACCTTGTATCAACAGAGACAAAGTACAGTTCTTGAACTATTTCTTGAGGATATGTTGTCGCAACTGTCGCAACAATTACATTCTCAAATACGATATTTAAAGAATTGTTAGACCAGATTAAAAGATAAGATGTACCAGGGTCGTACGCAAACGTTGATATTTCTATGTATTTTTTATTAGTAGACAAAGCTGTTGTATTAAGAGATACAGAGGTGCCCCAACGTTTTATGAATCCGCCTTGAGGTATAGATAACCAGTTCTGTGAATTCTTGACGCCCTTTTGGTATCCTTCGAAATTTGCTTGGGCATATAAAAGCGGTGACAGCTCGCCATACGAAAATGATGATTGAATGACATTAACATTAGCCACTCGCGCCCGCGCCTCCGCCCGTTGGACCACCAAGGAAGCCACTGACAAATCGATTTGTAATGATAGGTTGAGACACAATACCTTGTTGCGGTCTGTTCATAGCATCCCAAGCTTGGGCTATACCACGCTGCTCAGCTAACTGTCCGCTTATGAATTGAGCGTACTGAGAGTATTGAGCATTAGATAGGCATAGAAAGTTTGCTATTTCATAAGAAAAATATATACCAAATATATTAGGCAATAAATTTGGATCTGGAGAATAAACATATTCTATAAATGTGTTATTTTCGAACCCTTCTACCGATGCTCCTGCTCCTGCATCAACTACAACAAATCTATTGATGTCACTTTGCGCTTCTAATGCACTAGAATAAACAGCAAAATCATTAGCATTAATTGCTCTTGCGTAATAAAAGTTTGTAGAAGTTACAGCAGGGACTAAGTCTGGCAACGTATTATTTGTTTGGAATTGAATAATTTGTGGTTCACCAACTGGAAACCCATGATTGACCGCAGTTAAAGTGTTGGCAAAATTATTGAACCCAGTGATTGGTGTTCCTGCTATCTGTAGAATCGGCCCACCAAAGTTAGAATAAATCTGATTTCCATATACTTCCCAAGCATACGATTGAGGATACAATCTTATCATCTTAAGGTAGTCTGCAGGTAAATCAAATATGTATGTCCAGTAAGTCAATATTGGATTATTTGAGCTTATCCAAAGGTAATCTAGTTTTGTTGCAAATCTCCATGCACCCCTTTGAATGATAGTTGGAAGCAGCATATCAAAAGCAAAAGAAGCACTATTAACAATATCAGACTGATTGTTAATAAGTGTAATTCCTCTTTGGCCAAGCATTTGAATAGCCATAGAGACTACTTGGACTTTTGTCATCGTCATAAGCTATCCAGAATCAAGGGGGGCTATGCCCCCTTGAGGTCGCAACATTAAAGGGCGTTAACTATTCTATACCAGCACTGCCATGTCCAGGTGCTATCACCGGTGGTGAATGCGGCTGTGGCATTGGTAAGATATAGAGCAGCATTGATTGCTGTTGCTGTAGCTGTTACAGCGGTAAAATTATTAATACCGATTGCCGAGCTTGCAGCTAAACCGTTGATGGTTGCAGCAGCAATTGTTGCTCCACCGGCATTTACGCCACCAGCATGAACAGTATTGCCATACTGAATTTGAACCGCGCCACCTGCAGCGTACTGAGTTGTAACAAAGCTCATATTCAACAAGAATTCTTCAATAATAATCATTTTATTTGCACCTGGTGCAGGAATGATTAATTGAGGAGCGCCATACATAGCATTCCACTGAGCTGCTGTAATGTTTCCTGTTGCATAGTTGAGATATGAATCTCTGATAGCCAACGCGCCAGCGGTAAAAGTTAAGCCATTACCCATACCAACATCTGTTGGTGCAGCAGGCGCTCCTGTTGGGTTACCCATTAAAGAGCTAGCCGCAACGTTTTGGATTTTTGCATAAGTTACTGCGCCATCCAAGATGTTTGGAGTTCCAATAGCACCGGCACCATAATTAAATGCTGTTGTTGTAATAACTCCAGCTGTGTTGGTTACTAAGTAAGTAACTACTGTCTGGTCTTGAGCTGATTCTGCGAAAATCACGTCCCCGGTCTGCAAATCGAAATTTACAGCATCAAAATAGCTTGCCGCTGCAATCGTTGCTTGGGTATCTCCGTCACCTGCTGGTGCGGCTTGCGCGTAATAGTTATACGTTTTAAAACAGCCAGTGATAGCTGCTGATTGTAACGTAGTTAAAGGTTCATTCGATGTGGTGCTTGCTCTGCCCCAATTTGCCGCTCTAAACATTTCTTTCTCCCTAAATTAAACTGGTACTAATCGATAGTAAACGTAGTATTCCCATGTGCCATCGCCTGCAGCAAATGGAGCTGTTCCGTTTGACAAAAACAACGCTTCTCCGTTTGCGGCCAATGAATCAACTGGGCCATCAAAAGTTCTTTGAACAGCACTTGAGGCTACCATGCTGTTAATTGTAGCTGCAGATATATTTTGAGAAGCGCTTGGTCCTGCACCATGAACAGCATTACCGTACTGAACAGCAACCGCTCCACCGTTAATATATTGAGCCGTTCCAAATATTTGCCTTAAATAGAACTGATGTAGTGCATATTTATAACCAAACGGAGGAACGCCTGTGCTTACTTGAATGGGAACTGCATACATATTGTTCCAGTCGGCGGCAGTAATTGTTCCTGCGTCTCTTAAAAGAACGTTCTGAGCAATACTCAAAAAGTTGACATCCCATTCAAAAGCGCTTGAAACAGTTATTGCTGACGGAGCCGATGCAATACCTGTCGAATTTCCTAACAACGTTTCTGTAGGCATATCCTGAATTTTTGCGTAAGTTACAGAACCATTTGCAAATTGAGCCGTAGTTACTTCTCCTGCTCCAAAATTAAATTGCTCAATAACTACAATTACTCCGCCAGATAATGGATTAACTGAAGAAACATAATATGTTGCTGTTTCTAAATCGGTTGATGAATAAACCGTGATAATATCGCCAACAGATAATTCTGGAAAAATTGAATCAAAATAACCATCGGCGCTAATGACTGCCAAAGTATCAGCTGAATAATAGTTAAATTGTTTGAATGTACCGGTAGCTGTACCATCGCTTAAAATATAAATTGGATTGGCTGCGGTTCTGTCGGACCTGCCCCATCCTTGAACGTTAAATGTCATATATGCACCCCTTTATCTAAATTCTATAACTATTACTCTGCCATCGCCACCATTCCCGCCAGCGCCAGAGTTTACGCCGCCATTTACTCCTCCATTAAGCCGCCCTGAGAAAGATATGGAAGACCAGTTGTTCCTGATTGAGTTATGCCTCCACCGGTTCCTCCGCTTAAAATTACTGTGCCGTTAAAAGCTTGAATTTCACCGCCTCTTCCGCCATTGTTAGCGATGTTGTTGTTGCCAGCACCGCCGCCTCCTCCGGTACCCATAGGGTAACACCCAGTAGTGGCAACCATGTCGGATCCAGGAAATCCGCTGTTATAATCTCCGTTTCCTGCTGGACCATAATCGTATAAGGCGCCATTTTGAGCATTAAATGAACCATTATTTCCGCCAGTACCATTACCGCCACCAGCTGTTTCAATTCGAAATGGTCTAACATTTCCAAATGAAGTCGCACCACCAACAGAACCGGCGTTACCATCAGTCGAATCAACTGTTTGAGCTGCACCGCCAGCGCCGCCAGCGCCTACAGTGACAGTTTCTGTAGTGTCAAATATTAACGAAGGACCAGAAACAACAAATGCGCTTCCAGCGCCGCCACCGCCACCACCAAAGTTTGAACCATCAACGTCTTTTCTTCCTGATGCTCCACCGCATCCACCGCACCAACCGTATACTGTTACGTATTTAGTGCTTGGATCTTTAGTCCAAGTATAACTTCCAGGAGTGCTATAAACTGTTACCTTAGGTGCTGTATCGACCATGAAATCTGCTTTAGAGATACATTTAATATTACTATTTGTGTCTACCAAGGTAATTTGTTCAGATGTAAGAGATGAAACGGTATTAGTTGTAATTCCAGCAATATATGTATCATTTTGCTGTCCAGCACCTGTTCCAGTAGAACCAATTCTTATTTTGTTGGTATCACCAAGAATCCCTGCAACTTCACCGATAATAATGTTATGTGATTCAGGTCCTGTGTGATTTAAACCTGCGTTTCTACCAAGATAAATATTGTGATATCCGTTAACTAATAAAGCTCCAGCATTTGAACCAAAAGCAGTATTATAAGAGCCAGTGCAAGAATTAAGAGCTCCATAACCTGATGCAGTGTTGTCATCTCCGTTCACGTTAAATGCTAAAGCTTTAGAGCCTAATGACGTACATCTTGAGCCTGTAGTTAATGAGTAACTTGATGTAAATCCAACTGCAGTGCAATCTAACGAAGAAGAAAATAAATGACCTGCTTGTGAACCTACAAATGTGCAATTATTTGAAACAGGTGTAAATGCAGAATTCCCTGCGCCAAGCCCAACAAATAGGCATGTATTATCAAGTATTACACCGTTATTGATAGAATTATATATTGTCATAATTTAAATGCCTTTACCTAAACTCAATAACAATAACCATGCCATCACCACCGGCGCCGCCTGGTCCAGAATCAGCAAAACTATTTAGTCCTGCTCCACCGCCGCCGCCGCCGCCACCTGGTTGACCGCCTCGACCGCCTGCGCCACCGTGTGAACCGCCACCGCCACCGCCAGTTCCACCAAGCACTAAACCGCCGTTTGAACGATAAGGCGCGCCATCGTCACCTGCTACACCATGTGTTGCTCCGCCAGCACCGCCAGCACTTAAAAGGGTCGATCCATCGAAAGCGTATATGCTTCCACCTGCACCACCTGAATCTAAAACGTTTGCGCCACCTGCACCACCGCCACCGCCAGTAGCTAATGGATATGAACCAGTAATAGCAATTCCCGGTGAACCTGACGTTTGAGAACCATCGCCACCGCCACTTGCGTCAATATTGTTGCCGCCATCATTTGATACGGTTCCTGCGGCACCACCGCCTCCTCCGACGTTATTACCACCACCGCCTCCGGCTGTAGAGCTAATAAACGGTCTTAAAGCTCCAAAGAATGTATACCCACCTAATTGCCCTGGATTACCGTCTGTTGAATCAGTTGTAACAGCGGCACCACCATTACCGCCTGCGCCAACGCTCAAACTTTCAGTAGCACCGAACATAAGAGCGGGACCAGAAACATAAAAAGCACTTCCATTACCACCACCGCCGCCACCGGCGTTATTTGCGTCTGAGTATTTGCTTCCAGAACCACCTCCAGAACCACCACACCAACCATAGACAGTTACGTATTTAGTATTAGCATTTTTAGTCCACGTATAGTTTCCAGGCGTGCTATAAACAGTAACGATTGGTGATGTTAAGTTTTGTTGAGTTATTGATTTAATTGTATCGTTGTTCTGATCAAGAACCATCATCCTGTAAGGAGTGCCATCTGTAACAAGATTTGTTGATATTCCAGCTATTTTACAAATATTTTGCTGACCGGGACCGGAACCGCTTGTGCCTATGTTAATGACATTAGATTCGTTTACAGTTCCAGAATTTCCAATACAAATATTTGAAGATTCTGTTGATACGTAATTTGTACCGCTATATCTTCCAACACAAATATTTAATATACCGCTAGTTAAATTATCTATTGCGGAATCACCTATACCAATATTTGCATTTGCATCCGTCATTAATATACCGGCGCGAAAACCAAACAATGCATTTCCGCCACCCATATTCAAATTTGCGCCAACATAACTTCCAAAAAGACAATTGTTACTTGCAGAAGCAGAAAAAAATCTTCCAGCTAAATAACCATAGCAAGTATTATCTATGCAGGTATTTGTATCGTATGTTGAGTTACCAGCACCAAGGCCAAGAATGGTGTTATGAACACCTCTCTGGCTCCCGTTGTTGATAGAGTTATATATAGTCATTAAACAACATCCACAGCAATAGTTTGAGCTACAACAGCAAATATATCGGATGCAGCTTGTATGCATTCAATCGTAATTGAACCGCCATTTCCAATAGACGTAATGTATCCACCACTTGATGTGATTCCATCTGCAACTTGAATAACCTGTCCAGTATTTGGTGTAACCTTAAATGAAGAACCAGAACCATTAATTAATGTGATTCGATACACATCGCCAGGAGAAGGCGCTAATGGCATTGTAAATTCAGTTTGAACGCCTGAACTTACATAATATGTTCCAAGATTAAGAAGTGCTTGGGTTGCACCAGTTACAGTGACTGGAGTAAACGCAGCGCTTGCAGGAACAGCCTGTTCGCACAACTGACCAGTTGAGTTGTCAATTGTTACCATTCTTGGACTTGTTGCAGTATTACCGAGAATACCAGCAACATAAGTTGTATCATGAACCCCAAATTCACCAAGGAAAATGGTATTGCTAAGATTAACGATACCCTCAGAGCCAACGCAAACGTTATTGGTTTCTGAGCCAGTAAATAAATGACCCGCTCTTCTTCCTATACATACGTTACCAGAACCAGTTGTTAGCTGGTCTAACGCTTGACTTCCGAAAGCTGTATTATTGCTTGCAGTGGTTGAAGCTGCACCAGAAGACCAACCCATATAAGTATTGTCATCGCCAAGAATGCCAAGACTTCCGGAGCTTATTCCGATAAAACTATTATGAGTTCCAGGTAAAACACCTGGTAATCCCCAGCTTTGAAACCCTGTGTCATTACATGTTAAGAACATCATGGATGCTTGGCCAGGTAAAGAAGGAGGCAAGAAATATATTGAATCTCCAGTTAAAGACGGAGCATAAACACCAATAATATGAACAGAGCCCGTGTCTTTGAAGATATGAGCCGCCGCACCAACATATCCAGAGACATTGATATTTGTGCCACCACTTAAATCGGCGCCAACAAATAACCAAGGTGAACCATCTTTTATGGTTGAACCATCTAATGAATTCCAAAGCGCCGGAGAGTTAGGAGTGGACGTAAGCGGACCAATAATTCCACCGCCACCGCCGCCACTCAATAGGGCAATAATTAAATTACCAGTTTCAAAATCAACAGCAAGAACATGAAATAATCCAGCAGAATCGCTGGCCTGAATATATATGAAGTCACCAACTGATAACGTATTACCAACAGGTGAAAAGTAATCTACAGAAGATATATCGAGTAACGTTTCTGTCGCTGACTGATAAGTATACATTCCAGGGGCTCCAATTACGGAGCCATCCTGAAGTGTTTCTGATTGAGTATTTCCAGACGTAGAGATTACGCCCCAGTTTCGAAAATCAAAAGCCATGTGCGCTACCTCTATCTAGAATTAAGGATTTACTGCTTCATCACAATCAACACGAATTGTACCGCGGTTATCGATGGTGACAGCGCCAGCATAGAACAATCCATTAACGAACCATGATGTTTCACGTGGTAAGTAGTTAATTTCAGTTCTGAAGTCTTGACCGATAGCAAAGCCAGCAGCCATCTTATGCCAAGCAACACAGCGACGAACGGTTCCAACTAAAGGAATACCACCCTCAGTCATGGTTGGGATGATTCTGCAGTTAACAGACATCACGTTTCGATACTGCATCGTACCAGTCACAACAGCATCATTTGATGTATAGAATCTGTTGGTGAAATGGTCATCAGCTAATAATGCAGATAAGTTATTACCTGACATCATCATGTATCTGTTTTCATGAGGAACAGCGTTTGATTCAAATAAAGCAACAACTTGACGGAACTTAGCGTAGGTTAAGTTGGTACCGCCAGCAGCAATTACGTTAGCTGCTGCGCCAGTTTCCAATGCATCAATTGCGATTTGGTCTGAACGACGACCAATAGCCATCGCAACAACCATTGCAAGTTCCTGCTTACTGTCAAAATTTACAGTTAAATCTTGGATTTCATCTACTGCTGTACCTGCAGCATACTTTTGCAGTGTTGCGATTTGAGCAGTGAATCCTGGGTCCTGAATAGCAATCGTATTTTGGAATGCTACAGGGTTAGCGATAACCTGACCGACTTTACGAAATTGGCAGGTATTACCGATGATGTCGGTACGCATACGAATAGTGTCACGCAAGATGAAACCCGCAGAATGGTATTCAATTTTCACCATTGCATCGAATTCTTGTTGTTGGACGTTGGTTAAACTTAAAGACATGGCAAATGACCCCTTAAAAATAAACAAAACAGTTATGTTTCGCGTATCTTCGTGATTCCGATTCAGGGGTGCTTTTCAGGCCCTTATCTTCATCCAGTAGGGTCAAGAGCTTTGAGGTGCCGTTAGGGCTCAGTACTCGAGAGTATCCACTTATCTAAGATTAGCTTTAACAGCTTTATATTAGCAAACATTTGAATATATGCAAATAGCTTATATAATAAATGGGCTGTGTTGCTTCTTCTCCAGAGCTAGTTCATGATTAAGCGATGAAGGACGGGAGGCAATCAGCCCACTGTTCCATGTAGAACTAATCTTCGCCTAAAGCTTGGGCTCTTCTCTTATTTAGATTATTCCGATAAACCGCATCAGTTTTGTATCTAGAATAATTTGCAGCCATCTCATTATCAATTTCAGCAACTGATTCAATCTTAACAGGTTCGACATTTTGACCAACCGGTATTCTTGATGACATACCATGATGAATCTGTCTAATCTCATCCAGCATTTCAACAACATCCGCTGTATATGAAATCTTACCTAAAGTCTCAACTGCTTTCTTTGACAAATGATTGGTAGCCCAAGTGTTAACTGTATCGAGTCTCTGTTGAGCATTGTTACCAAGCTTTTTGATTTCTTCATCAACGTTTGGCATCAATGACTTCTGATACTCGGCAAATTCACTGACTATATCAGACAAAGCATCTTGAGATAGTTTGTGTGATTTAGCTTTAGCGGCAATAGCTGAAATGTGAGGATTGTTTAAGTCAAAAATTTCAGAAACACTTTCAAGCTGATATGACTCTGGAACCTGCACATCAATGCTCTTTACCTTCATAAGCTCAGGATAGGATTTAGCTTGAACTTCCATGTTGTTATACTTTGGAAGCAGCCAATCAGGTCGAGGCCCCTCACCGGGGACCCCTTCCCTTATATACCAGACATCCGAGCTTTCTTTGGCTTGATGCTCATGTTGAACATCTTCCTTCGGAGTTTCTCCGGTAATTAATCCCATAATTAGTTAGCCTTTACGGCAGGAATTGCAGGAGCTTGAGCAGCATCTTGAGCTGGAGCAGTTTGCTTTTCTTGATGCTGTAATGTTCTGATTTGCTGTATAGCATTATGCAATACATTCAATTGCGCCAATTTATGAAGCGGTGGATTAGCAATAAAAGGTATTACTAATTCTGCAATTGACGTAATGATTGCTTCAATCTTGGCTTCAAAGTCAACTAATGATGTCATTTTATGTTCTCCTACGAGGTTGATGATAAGATTCTTTGCCTATGAGCCACTGCTTGTTTATATGCAGAACGCATGCAGTCTCGGTAGCCTTCCCAATAAATAGCGGCTTGCTGAGCTTGAGGATGCATTGGGTCAATTTTAGATTCCTCTAGGAATCTTCGTTTCCATTCATTAAAAAAAGATTGACCATGCTTGTTAGCTATAAATGTTTCATAAGCCAACCTATCTAAGTCAACAGCATGTGGGTTTTCAATATGAATCTTTTCAATGCTATCCTGCAATTGAGCGTAAGGGTCTTCAATTGAAGTAAAAGGATTTGGTTTGTCTGGACTCTCAATATACATTAGGCAGCACCCATCATTGCCATTTGTTTAGCTTCTTCTTCACGTTGCATCTTAATTTCATTTTGTTCCTTAAAGAACTTCTGCATCTCTTCTGAAGTCTTATAAAGCTTTTGATCGATTGACATCTTATTAGCAATCCATTCACCAACTTGCTCTGGTTTGCAATATAACAAAGCTGACTCAGGTCCGACAATGCTTTGCATGATTTGCTGATACTGTACAAAGTTTTGAACGTCTTGCTGACCTTGAGTAGCAGATAATGGAGATTTGTATTTAACAGAAATAACTTTTCCATCAATTACAATCTTAGGCAACAGCCCTTTCTTCTCTAAGATATGAATAATTCTATGAATGACTGGTCGCATGAACTCATCTTGAAGACGAGTAAACATTGGACCAATCTCTTCAGCCAATTCTCTTTGACGCTGAGACAATTCATAAGCAGTTCTAGGTTGAACCTCGGCAGGCCCTAATGGGTCTGCAAACATAAGCTTATTAATCTGTAATCTTAAATCTGCAGTTGTTAATTGCATGAATGCAGGATTAGCAACATCAGGTAATGGCTGAATTGGGAACTGGCCACCAGTTGTTGGAGATACAGGAATAACAGTGTTTGGTTGCATGGAGAATGTCCATGGGTTAAACACACCATCGCTATACGCCATGTAAGGCTTACAGATATTCAAATTAGCTGCTGTCATTTCAAAATAAAAAGCAGTCTGAAGTGACATGATAGAAGGTAATGCATCCATGGCAACGCCACGACCAAAGACTTCATTATTTAATTTGGATGAACGGAATATAATTAAAGGACTAGATGTGTCTTCCTCGTCGAGCAATATATCGCTCTCATGCCAAATACAATAATTATATGGAAATGGCGAACCATGATTATATATGACAGCCTCAACTACATTCTTCAAAGTAGTAGTTGGGTCCTGCTCCATCAGTGTCCTCATGTTTTCAGTAAGCTTAGCTCTGGGCCACATGATTTCAATGTCAGTTATCTTTACTTCCTGCCAAGTTCTGTAACAGCTTTCTGCTCTATTGTTAATAGACTCTTCTATGGCAACTTGAGCCAAAGGAATTGAGCCAAAAACGAGTGGCGTCTCATCCGATGGCCCTTCATTTGCCACAAGAACGCCTGTTCCAGTTAATAAATCCTGAAAAGACTCATTTATCGCCATATCGAAATTTGAGCTTCGGATATACTCGAACAAACGTTGATTGTACGCTTGAAGCTTTTCATTGGCTTCTGCTTTGAATTCTTCTGGAATACCTGAACCAGGCTCTAAATAAGCCCAGACCAACTGCGGAGGACAAAGGAAATTGTGAAGCTTAGAGACAAATGTTCTACCCGCTGCGACCTGAGTCGTATCATATACTCTAACGTTTCTTTGAGCCGACTGAGTCTGGTTTGTTTGGTAGTACAAGTTTCTTTGAGGAGTTAAGTAGTGATAGCACGCCTGCAGCAATGCCCACCATTGATAAGCAACAGACTGAGCTCTCGCGTATCTTCTTTTGTATCGTTCAAGCTTAATATTAGACATAGGTTATCCCAATCTTTGAGATATATTTTGGTCTACTTGAGTGTCCCCAAATAATCCTCCGCGCACTCGTCTTCTATTTGAACGCATCATGCCTTCCTTTATTCGACGAGTTGAAATTTCTCTTTCGCTTGAGATTCTTCTTCTTTGCTCTTCGACAAGACTAGCCTGTCTTGCTATCTCAGCCTGTTGTTGATCGTACTGAGATGGTCCAGCTTGTTGAGGTCCGCCTTGCTTTCTATTCTCATGAGCTTTCTGAGCTTGATGTACCTTATAACCAAGTAATGGACCAACTGAAACTGCAACAACTGGAGCAGCTAGCTTCTTGAACACATCTTTAAATTTCATATTACAGTATCCCTATATCTTCATATGCACATATATAATATCGGTTTTAGATAAATCTATTTCGTTTGAATCTAATGTAAATATAATATCTTTCTTAGAATTAATCTTAGCCAATTTTCTGCTGAGCGATTTAACTCTATTCAATAGACTCATTTAGCAACCATAGCCTCCAGTTCTTCAACCTTCTTCCTAAGCTCCATATTCTCATCAACCTTCATGCAAGCAAGAACCAAGTTGCTTACCTGATTAGCTTCATTGGCAGTTAACTTGTTATCAGATACGTAGTCCATGATGCATTTAATTTGAGCTTTTAGAGTTTTGGCTTTCTTCAGTTCTGGAATTTCAATCTTACGATGCTCAGTGTAGTTAAACTTATTACGCATGATGATTGACCAAAGCGTAGTATTGAATGTCTCGCCAGTGAAATTGACTAAATGGTCATTAGCCTTTTGTTCCCACCAGAGTTTAGACATCTGTTTAGCTATTGAATAAGCTTCACTGAAGTCTTTATGAGTATTAACCCAATTGTTAAATGTCTTTTCACATATTTCAGCACCATAACAAAAGGCAGATATACCTCTGCCCTGCATGAATTGGTCTATTAACATTGGAATGTGTATCTCTGGATTGTACTTTAAAGGGTACTTCCCAATGATTCTTTTACTGATTCTTTCAATCTTTTCTGATATATCGCGATCCATGTAATTCCTTTATGGGAAGTAACATATTAGACAGCTAAATGCATTATTTCTTTTTCTTTTTAGCTTCTTTATGAGCTCTTTCATCAGTCTTAACTAACTTATTAAGAATCTTCATTTCTTTCTTTTCGTGAGATTTTGATTCTTTTGCCATTTCTTTTTTAGCCACGTGTATATGCTCCGTTTAGACCTAGGAAACTAAATAATAGACAATCTTGGATAAATATACAACAAATGACGTCTATTTCAATAAAATACTTGACAAGATATGTACATATGCTAATATTCTCATATGTACATATATTTTATACAAGGAGAAAATTATGTTCATTAGTGAAGAAAATTTGCAAAATTTAAGTCTATTTAACCGTTATTTAGAAGTATTAAATAACCCAAGAACATCAGAAGGCCTTGTCCGCATCCTCTTTGTCAAACATCTCATGAAAACTTAATCGTCTATGAAGCAGTTTTTTAGTAGGCTTCAAACTCATAAAAGACAATATGACCTGAGTCTCATCTATTTCTTCCTGTGTCTTTTTCTCAGTTTCAGACTGCGTTTGTTTTTCAATTTCGTATTTTGGCGTAGACATTATGCTCCTCCAATAATTGGGATATCTTTAGGTTTCCTTCCAACTAACCTCATTGCTACCTGGTAGGCACGCACTCCATCAGCGGTATGTTTTGTTTTAGCAATGTGGTCCATTTCCTGAAATCTCTTCCTCATCTCTAATTCTTCCAAATTTCGCTGCTGAGCGATTTTTTCATCCCTACTCTTCCTGTCATGCGTTATTTGACAGAAGTCTTTACTACAAGCAGATTTAAGCCATCCAATTTGGTTGTAGGGGAGCTCGGTAAGGTCTTTCATCATTTTTATTTTCTCAAGGACCTTTTGTTCACCATGTTTTGCCAGAATTTGCTCGGCGTCATGTTTATTAAAACCAATGTCACATAAAACAACAACAGTTTCGTTAGTGGTCTCTAAGGTATTAGTATTACCCTTGTTGTTGTTATTTTGTTTATTATATTTATTTATCTCTTCTTCCTTATATACAAGTGTCGGATTTTGATACATGGGGTGTCGGATTTCGACACATGGGGTGTCAGTTTTTGATTCGGTCTTGTTGGTAATAATTTTCATTTTCAAAAGCTGATCATAATTGACAGTATACCATTTAGTTCTATCGCCATCGGACGTGCTAAATTCTTTAGAAATAATTACATTTAAATCTTCAAGTTGTTTAATCACTCCCCTAAGAGTAGTTTTAGATATCCAAAAAAATTCTTTTAACCATTGATGGTAGGTCGAGTAATACCATTTTTTTCCTTCACGCTCAGGAGCCTTATCGCTCGATATCCGGTAATGCAAACCTTGAAGAAAAAGGGCTGCATTGACGCATCGAAATGCTTTAACTAAGATAGGAAACAAAATAAGATAATTTTCATCTTCGATTAATAATTTAGACATATTAACTCCTCAAGCAAAAAGCTTGACATAAATATTTAAGTTAAAGATAATATGTCGCACTTGATAGTATGACATATTAGCCACTGAAGCCCGGTTGTCGCCGGGCTTTTCATTTAAAAAATGTGCGTATACACTAATACACTACTTTTGAATCGGTCAATAGCGAATCTCTTACTTTTCCGCAATACTTTTCAAGCTCTTCGTAATCGATAGTGTAATATTTTGTTTTTTTATTGTTAGTTAAATCAAATTCTTTAGAAATAATTATTTTTATATTTTCCATAAAGCTAATAATTTTTCGAAGACTTGATTTTGAAGTCCAAAAAAATGTTTTATGTAAATCTTCATATGAAGCTTTGTGCCATTTTTTATTTTCTATTTCAATCGCATCTGGCTTTATAATCCAAAAATGAAATTGCTGAAGCATAGCTGCCGCCTCAACGCAATTAAGAGATTTAGCTAAATCCGCATTAATAATTAATGGTTCTTCGCTAATTAATAATCTAGACATATTTTCTCCTTTAAAATTAATAATAAAAATTAGTTAATTGACTTCAGTTAGTTCTGGTTGTATAC